TCTAGTTGTTCTGCTGTACGTACAAGATTTAGTACGTCAATACCTTGTGCCGCTGCTAGTCGTTTGATAGCTTCGCTTGGATCTATAAATTTAACCAAAGCTTCTGGGCCAAGTGTTTGTGCAACTGTTTGTATAAATCTAGTCAAGGATTCGTTATCTTGTCCTCTACCTAGACTATTGATACCAGCTACTATCTTAGGTCTGACGACATCTTTAGGTAGTCTTGGTATCTGGTTTGATCTCTGTAGTATTAACAGAGTTCTGTTGAGGTAGGGTACTAAGAACTCTACCGTTAACAAGCTGAACAGACCGCCAAGCGATTGTTCTAGCTCTAGCTGTGTAAGGCGTACCTCTTCAGCTGTAACTCTTTCTGCGTTCCTGATATTCATAACCAAGAAAGCTTCAAGTATTCTTCTTTCTATTGTTGCTGCCAAGTTTGCAGCTGTAGCAAAGTCTGCTGTCTTACCGACTTGCACGACTCCTACGTCTTCTGGTCTACCCTGTATGATAGCTCCGTTGCCAGCTTTGGCAAGTGTTCCGGGCTTAGTTGTAGCAGATGGTGATACAAGAAATACAACTTTACTTGCAACACTCGCACCTTCTACGAGAGCTTGAGACAACCCATCGAGGCTCCTTAGATCCCCAATGAACTCTTCTACTCTACCACGTCCGTAATCTTCTCCGTCTACTGTATTGAATCGAAGCACTAACCATGGAGAGGCGTTTTTGGGTGCTGTGCTCTGGCTTCCGGCTAGTATCATGTCGTCTACCTCCTGATGCCACCTCCAGCTACCACTACTCTCGTCCATCTTAACACAGGTGTATACCTCAGCGTCGTCTTCTCCAGCACCATATTCTGAGTCACTGTTAACTTCATCGTTAGGTGTAGGCGGTGCAATACCTAGTACCTTACGGCTTACCATTTCTTTGGTAATTATCTCTATAACGTTACCATTACCATCTCGTTCTACTACATATCTGTTCAATGGATAGTGCTTTAGACCATCCTTACCCATGAATATCAGGGCATTACCAGATACGATAAGATGCTTTAGTGCTTGGTGTAGTACAACTCTGTCGTTTGATGCTGCTATGTAATCCATAATCAATCTCTCTATCTTTGAGAATGATAGATCCATTTCGCTTTTCATCGAGGGATCGAGTTGCTCACCCAGCTTGTCTTCTCTTACCTGTAGTTTGAAGAAGGCTGTCTGTGGTGGTAGTATTGCTAGCATAAGTTTTGCTGCAAGTGTAACCACTGCCTTTGCTCCTACTGACTGGTAGGGTTGGAGTAGAGTTCTTTTGCCGGTTGCATCGTCATCTTGTCTGACGAGATAAGGTAAGGTAAGTTCTGAACACTCTACTGCTGTGTCGAGAAACTGAGTTCTACCTGATGACAGCATAGAGTATTTAGTCCTTGCCTTATACATTCAATCCTCCTGACTCAGAGCCGGTTTCTCCACCGCCTGTTCCTAGATTGATTTTGAGAGCATCTGTGCCTGTTCTCTGGGCAGTCCCTTTGGGATCTCTTTTAGCTGTTGTACCATACTCAACGCCTGCTACCTCATCTGGATCTAGTAACTCCTTTTTACCGGGTAGTCTACTAGCCTGAGTTAGGTCAGGGTTTCTTGGTTGAATAGGTTGTGGTGCAGGGGCTGCCGGTGCTGGCGGCCTTGATCTAAATATGCACATCGTCGTTTAGTATTGATTTAATATATTGTACGACCGACTCTTGGCCGGCCCTGTACATGATGGAGGCGTGATCCTCCTTGGGGTGGACTGGATACCAAGCAAACTTGGATTCCAAATCCTCTACTAACTTCTCAAGTTTCTCTGAATAAAACTTAAGCGTATTGTGGGAGGTTTGTATTTGCATGTTCAAAGAACGCTGGCATGCGAGCTGCTTTTGTGTCGGCAAACTGTGGTGCTTTGCCTTCATACATCAGCCGGTCGCTCGCATCCAGCCAGAATGTTTTGTCTAGGTGTTTGTCCGGTGAAGTTTTTAGGGGTTGTAGTACCCAAGATATAGTTGCCTTCCGAAGCTTATCCAAGCTAGCACTAGGACGAAGACCAAGCTCGGCACAAACCAAGCTATTAGTCGCCACGTGAATCTGTTCGTCTCTGGATATATCAGCTGATACTGTTCTAAGAGCTGCATCACCAAGAAAACGAAACATAGGCAATAAAACAAAGAATATAGCTCGCTCGGCCACGAGGGCTTTTGCGATAGTGTGGTCAGGGTGTTGCAATCCAAGCATCTCTTATCCTCTTTGCCTCCTCTTCAGCATTAAGATCAGCCCCATGGGATTCAACAATGAAACCCAGAGCGAGATCATGCTTAATCTCATCTTTAACGTTTGACTCAAGAAGTGTCCTCGCTGTGAGCGGGACTTCTTTCTCCAAGCCTTGTGTAATAAATTCTCCAACTGGTAGCTCCATATGACGTATTGCGAGAGCACGCTTGATGGTTTCTTCAGCACCAGATCTTACCTCCCCTTTGGTGGGTTTTACGGGAGTCCATGTTCTTTTCCTTCCTAATAATTTTTCGTATGGGTTCATTGTTCGCAGTCACATTTGATTTTGTTGTCAAGTATACCATCCAAATAATCCTGTATGTCGGTATCTCCAAGTGCTGCATAAGCGTCAGACTTATCTTGAACATCGCCCATAACTTGTAATGAATAGTACAAAGAGGTCTGTGGGCTTTCAAGCCACTCCTCTACAAATGCTTCATCATATCTAATCATGTCGCTCCAGCTGTTGAAGCTGTAGCCATGAAGCAATCCTGTCCTATCGAGCATCTTCATGAGTTCGTCTGCTACACGCTTGTATGCGTCCCATCCTACTTCACTTGCTATCTCAACGTCTCCATAATTGACTCTCTCTACTCCGAACTCGCCGGAGTCTCTGTCAACCTTCTTAGCTATTGGTGGTGCTATCTCGGGTGTGCATGTAAAGCCGTCTAGGTCTCTACTGCGATAGCTACAACTGGCAGTGGGTGCAATAGCGAACGCCCTTACCATGTCATTTTGTCTTGCAATCTGAGCTGCCTCGAAGATTGCTATGTCTAAAGCGACTGCTGCACAGCCTGCTTCATTGTTTGCGGAGTGGCCAAGGTTTACCAATCGAAGTGCTTCTCCGAAATCCTTGTAGGTGATGTTGTACCTTCTGAGGAAGTTGGCAAGACCGAGCATTCCAAGCCCCACCTGTCTGTCGACACTCGGGGTAAGGTACTCTCCAGATTCTCCAACACCTGTCCTTCCATGGAGATCACACAACTGGGACATAGCTGTAGTGAAAGCCTCTTGCAAGTCATCGAGCGTACAGGCACCGAGATTGACATGTTGTAACAAGCATGTTCCGCGTGAGGGCAAGTAAACTTCAAGACAGACGTTGCCGTAGATTCTGTTTCCTTCTGTGTCATACTTGATTTTGTTGAGCCAGATGTCTCCTGATTTGATTCCATAAAGTAAAGCGTCCTTAGTGTCTTGTTCTGCAAACTTCCACATGTCATCGTCAATGTCGATGCAACGCTTGACCCAAGGCAGTTCTGATCTGGAAGCTGTAATAAAGTCCACCGCATCTGGGTGGCATAGGTCGAGGTGCAATACAATAGCACCATTTTTGTAAGCTCCACCTCTTCTCAAGGTTTCGTTTAGAGCTGAATATATTTTGCCAAAGCTGACTGGGCCAGTAGCCACAAGTCCTTTGTCATTAGTATGACCGGCTGGTCTAAGCTTTGATAGGTGGATAGCACAGCCAGCACCAAATCTTAGTGCGTGACTTGCAAACCTCCAGCTAGCTTCGATGCCATTGTCACCTTCCATGCTGTCTTCGACAACAAAGGTTGTGCATGATACAGGCAGCCTCGATTGCGGATCGTCGATCCAAGACTGTACCCGTCCAGTGCGGGAGATAAAGTTAGACATTTTAAATAAAGTTTATTATGTTTTTTAGATTGTTTGCTAATATAAAGTTTTGTTTTTGTAAAGCAAGGAAGATCGTGATTACATCCTCCTTGTTTGTATCATATTTTTCTCTGAGTTTAGTCTCAACTAACTTCAATTTGAACTCCTGTTCCAGAGTCAACTTGGTACTCGGGCGTAGGTGTCCAGAGTCTTGGTTCTTGTTTTCGGGAATCATAGTCCTCGTTTGTAAGTATTCTGGCTAGCCTTGCATTGCAAAGAGCATCATCTTCTGTGAGCCCCTTGTCTTCAAAAGCTTTGACAACTGTAGCCCAGCTGTAGCCTTCTTTCTCGAAAAGAGTTGTTGCTCTCTTCACTCCGATCCCGGGAACTCCACTGTAGCCATCTGTCTGGTCGCCTGCTAGCGTCTGTATCAGATGCCACTTTGCACCCTCTTCTGGTGTGATCGTTGTGGTGTCTTCGAGATTGTATAGCTTGCCGGGGATCTGTCTCATGTCTTTGTCAGGAGAAACAATGATATTCCCTTCAAACTTGGTGGCAAAAATGCCCATAGCATCATCGGCTTCGAGTTCCGGCATGATGATAACGCCATCATACTCCACTTCAAGTCCTCGTATGACACGTTTGTATCCACAGGGCTTCTTTCTGTTTCTGTGACCCTTATAATCTGGGTAAATTTTTTTCCGAAAATTTTTAGAGTCGCTAAAAAACAGTGTTGGCTTCGCAAAAGAGCCAAATTGCATTTGTATGTTAGATATTTCACGTTTTACTGCACTATAGGCTTCTGAAAAGTT